TCAGACGCTTCTTACCTCTAATGCAGGGGACGCTTTCTCGGTAGTCCTTAACGGCATGAGAGAAAGAGCTTTAGAGAACCCTCCTAAGACTTTCGGATTCTACGAATACTCAGCTCCCCAGTATTGCAAGATAACTGACCGAGCAGGTTGGGCTCAAGCGAACCCAGCACTCGGCTACACGATCACGCAGGAAGCCCTTGAAGAAGCAGTTGCTACAAGCCCTATTGAAAACACTAGAACTGAGTTGCTATGTCAATGGATTGATTCTCTCAGCTCTCCTTGGCCTCACGGAGTCCTTGAGGACACGTCCGATGCCTCGCTCACGATTCCTGTCGGCGGCTATACAGTTTTTGCTTTCGATGTGTCTCCTTCTCGCCGCAATGCAAGCCTCGTTGCTGGTCAGATATTGCCTGACGGCAGAATTGGCGTTGGGATTCTCCAAACGTGGGAAAGTCAGATAAGCGTTGATGATCTAAGAATTGCAGCTGACATAAAAGGCTGGGCTGACCAGTATCGCCCTCGGCAAATTTGCTACGACAAATACACGGCGCAATCGATTGCTGAACGCTTGACTAATGCTGGGCAGATGACAATGGATATCTCTGGTGCTACCTTCTATCAGGCTTGCGGTGATCTCTTAGATGCCTTGGTCAATCATCGACTCGTCCACTCAGGCCAAGAGAACTGGGTACAGCAGATGAATAACTGCGCAGCTAAGACTAATGACTCATCGTGGCGCATTGTGAAACGTAAGAGTGCTGGAGATGTATCGGGTGCAATCTCTACAGCAATGGTTGTCCACCAATTAACGAAACCACAACAGGTAGCGGCAATCTACTCGGAATGACCTACATGTAGTGTATAATTGCCCCCTATGGGTCTCTTTTCGCGTAAGCCACAAATCGTTGAAGCGCAATACGCTCCGCAAGTTCTAGGTGAGTATTCTCCCTATGCAATGCCCTTTCAGTTTGCTTATGTTGGTCGCACAGAAGCACTTGGCGTCCCTGCCCTTGCTCGTTGCCGTAACCTTCTTGCTGGCACGATTGGCACAATTCCTTTAGAGCTTTACAAGAAATCAACAGGCGAAGAATTAGGCAAGCCACTCTGGATTGACCAGCCTTCTTATTCACAGCCACGATCTGTGACAATTGCTTACACAGTTGATTCACTTTTATTTTACGGTCAGGCTTTCTGGCAAGTTGTTGAGACTTATCAGGAAGATGGTCGCCCATCTCGCTTTGAGTGGATTGCTAACAGCCGAGTAACAGCCACACTCGACAAGGACAATGTATTTGTAAAGTCCTATGCAGTCGATGGCACAACACTTCCAATGGACGGCCTTGGCTCACTTATTACATTCCAATCACTTAATGATGGAATTCTTAACACAGGCGTCTCAACTATTCGTGCAGCTTTAGATGTGCAGAAAGCTGCGGTAGTAGCGGCTGCAACTCCAATGGCTACAACAATTCTTAAGAACTCAGGCGCAGACCTACCACCTAGCGAGGTCTCAGGACTTCTTGCTTCATGGAAAAATGCTCGCCGTAACGGATCAACGGCTTACCTTACCTCTACTTTAGATGCGCAGAATATCGGGTTCTCTCCTAAAGACATGATGTATAACGAGGCGATTCAAAATCTTGCAACTGAGATTGCTCGCCTTTGCAACGTCCCTCCTTACTATGTCTCAGCAGACCAAAACACGACCATGACTTATGCGAACGTCCAAGACGAGCGCAAGCAGTTCCTAACGCTGTCTTTGCAACCTTTCGTATCCGCTATTGAGGATCGTCTATCTATGGACGACATTACAGCCCGTGGCAATATCGTTAAGTTTGATATCGACAAGAATTATCTACGCACAGACCCACTTGTAGAGCTACAGATTATCCGCGAACTGCTTGACCTACAGCTCATTACTCAAGAGCAAGCAATGCAAATGACCGACCTAACACCTAACGGAAGCCAAGGTATGCAATGAATCAAGTAATCACCTTCTCAGCTGAACTCACAGCAGACTCAGCGAGCCGCACAATCTCAGGCAAGATTGTCCCTCTCAATGTCGAAGCAGGATCAACAAACATGGGCAAGGTTATCTTCGCCTCTGGGTCAATTGATATTGCAGACCCTAAAGCAATCAAGTTGCTTAGCCAGCACGATAACAAAAAGCCTTTAGGTCGAATGGTTTCATTTAGCGAGTCAGAAGATGCAATCCACGCAGTATTTTCTGTCAGTCGCTCACAGCGTGGCACAGAAGCGCTAATCCTTGCAGAAGAAGGATTGCAAAGCGGTCTGTCAATCGGCGCAGAAGTATTAAAATCAAAAATTAAAGACGGCATTACTTATGTCTCCTCAGCCCGTCTCGTAGAAACGAGCCTTGTCTCGGAGCCCGCATTTAAGTCGGCTCAAGTCACTGATATTGCAGCAGAAGAATCTGCTGTAGATGAACCCAACCAACCAACAGAAAGCGAGACAGCCACCGTGGAAGAAACCACTTCAGCAGTCGAAGCAACACCTACAGTTGAGGCTGCCGCAGTTGAAGCTGCTCGCCCTGCTGTAACAGCAATGGCTTACACAAAGCCACGCATTGAACTAACAGCTGCAAAGTACGCAGAGAACTCTATCCGCGCAGCACTAGGTGATGAAGAAGCTCGTCAGTACCTAGTAGCAGCAGACAGCACAGTAAATAACCCTGGACTTGTTCCTACACCACAAATGTCAGAAATCATCAACCCACTCGGAACAACTATTCGTCCATCGATTGAAGCAATTTCACGTGGAGTTCTTCCAAGTGCAGGTATGACATTTGAGATTCCAAAAATCACAGCAATGCCAGCCGTTGCTGAAACCGCACAAGGTAATGCGTTCCAAGACACAGATATGACATCAGACTTCTTGTCAGTAACTGTTAAGAAGTACGCAGGACAGCAGACATTCTCTGTTGAACTTCTAGATCGCACATCTCCAGCGTTCTTTGATGAACTCGTTCGCAACATGGCTGCAGCATACGCAAAGGCTACAGATGCAGCAGTTAACGCAGCACTCATCACAGGTGCAACAGCAGATGCAACAACAACAGTAACTTACCCAACAGCTGCAGAGCTTCTTGGTATTGTTGCTCGCGGTGCAGCTTCTGTCTATGGCGCAACACTTGGTCTTGCAAACCCATTCGCTCGCAACATGGTTGTCAACACTTCACAGTGGTCAAACATCATGACACTTAATGATGCTGGACGCCCAATCTACAACGCATCACAGCCACAGAACGCTGGCGGCGTTGCAACACCTACAGCTCTACAAGGTAACGTTGCAGGTCTTAACCTCTACGTCACACCAAACACAGCTTCAGGAACAGACACAGATGGATCAATCATCATCGTGAACCCAGATGCTTACACATGGTACGAGTCACCAACTTACCGCCTACGCGCTGAGACAACAGCCACAGGTCAGGTAACAATTGGCTACTACGGCTATGGCGCAATCGCAACTAAGGTTGCAGCAGGCGCGTTCAAGAATAACAAGGCGTAAGCCACACTAAGTCACTCAGAGGGGCTGCCAGAGCCCTTGCAGTCCCTCTGAGTCTTTAGAAAGGATAACAATGAGCACAACAACAGTTGCAGAACTTCGCACAGCTCTTGGCGTAGGCACTCTCTACACCGATGCAGTCTTGCAATCAGTCTGCGATGCTGCTGACAATGTCTTGTTGCCCTTTCTATGGAAGAACCAACAACCTATTATTGCTCACGGCAATGTAGGCACAGTAGGAACGCTTTACTTTAACGATGATATTACAGAAGTTTTCTATGTCGGACAATCGGTAGTGATTAGCAATGCTGGCACAAAGTACAACGGCACTAAAACAATCACAGCAGTTGACAGTAAGAGCTTTAGCATTACTACAACGCACACAAGCGACAACCCAGTTCACACAGTTGTCCCTTATGGCACAGCAGCAGCTGAGACTTATGTGGATTACACAGCAATCCCAGCAATCCAAGAAGCAAGCCTCATGATCTCAATTGATATTTGGCAGAGCCGTCAAGCTCCTTCTTCTGGTGGCGTGTCAATCGATGGCTTTACTCCTAGCCCTTACCGTATGGGCAACACACTCTTGGCTCGCGTTCGTGGCTTGCTTGCTCCATATCTTGACCCTCGTTCTATGGTGGGCTAATGCCAGCCATAACCACACTACGCGCCTCAATCGCAGCAGCTCTTACCGATAACACAAAGTGGTCGGTATTCTCATATCCTCCAAGCACTCCGATAGCGAACAGCGTCATCGTCATCCCTAACGATCCGTACATAATTCCCAGCAATAACGATTACACAGCCATAGCACCTCTGGCTAACTTTAAGATTTCTATCCTTGTCCCATTGCTTGACAATGAGGGCAACCTTGCTGGCATAGAGACCGACATTATTCGAGTCTTCGCGCTTCTAGAAGCCTCCAGCATTGTATTTAACGTAGGAAGCGTAAGTGCGCCTAGCGTCTTGTCAATCGCTTCTGGAGATTTACTGACTTGCGACATTGCAATCA